AATAAGCATAAGTATGCAATTAGTCGATTGTCTGGTAAACCTAACATCTTAGTTGATGACAAGCCTTCTAATATTATTGCTTGGGAAAAAGCAGGTGGTATTGGTATTAGGTTTCAGTGCAATCAAGATGATGTTGAGTATTTAGAAGCTCAGCTGATAGATGCATTAAGACTGTGACAACTTGTCACATGTACAAACACCTACAAATAGTGTAGGATCAATTTATATATTATGGAGGTCACATGACTATATCAACTAACAAAGCCGAACGTTTAGCACTTATCAAAAAGATTGCGGAGCGTCGTACTAAAATGGCAAATGTAAAACGTAAGACACGTGCGCTTAAGCCTCAGATCAAAAAGTCTAAGAATCTGACAAATATGCCTTTGCCTAAAGAGACTAACATCTATCAGTGGACAGATGCGTCTAGTTATGCCAAAGAGTATTATGGCGAAACTATGTACGAGACTACTCGTTACGATAACGATTGGGACTAATATGAGTATGCATATGATACGTGGTGTACAAGTTCATGGTAACCGTCGTAAGGTTAAACGTAAACCTGGATGGAAAGAAGCCAAGGCACATCACGAAGCCTTTCTTAAGAAGATGGGCGTAAAGGGTAAGGCATCAGATCATCGATCAGAAATACCTGTTTATAGAGAAGCAGGAAATTCTGGAGTAACAACGTCTGATGCCATACCTGGCACATGTCCTAGAGGTAATGCTAATCAATATACTGGTGACTATATCATTGGTATTGGTACTATGCATAAATCTAATAGTGTACCTGTTACACGTAAGAAGGATGCCGTAGCTATGGCAAAGATGCGACGATGAGTAACATTGCCTTAGCGCTTGGATTATCTATGCATCTAGGATTAGAAGGTGATTACAATCAGATACACCCACACGTAAGGTGGGAAGATGACGGAAAAATTGCTGGTGCATACTACAATAGTATGGACAGAATGAGTCTATATACAGGCTATAGATATGAATATAAAGACTTTGGTGCTGAGATAGGAATCTCAACTGGATATGATGAACTTAGTGATGTTGTTCCTTTTATGAGAGCAACATATAAAAGCTTTTTTATAGGTCCAGCTGCTGAAGATGTAAACGGTAATATAGAACCTGGTATTGTGATTGGATTCGAATATGGATTGGGAAAAGATTAACAGAGTCGAAGTTATAGATAATAATGGTAGACAGCTTATAAGATATGATGTAAATACTGTACAGTTTGATTTGCAAGATGATGGGAAAACATTAAAGATGTTTATCGATTATGAACCAGGCGAGGAATAATGTTTACAATAGAAAACGATATGGATGAAACTGTAATCACCATTCTAAGTGAAATGGGTGGTGAAGATGTTTCTGTTCTAATTTATGATGACTTAGTTTATATACGTCAATGGAATGAGAAAAGACAATTCTTTGATGTAATAACTTTGACAGCAACTATGTACTACAAGCTAATGAAGGCTTGGACGTTACCAGAAGGCACATACACATTGGAGGTAAAAGATGCTAACGAGAAACGAAATGAAAGAGATGCTACAAACATCACAGTGTCGAGTGATATTTACAAAACTAAATGGTGAAGAACGAAATATGGTTTGTACTCTTCGAGAGGATATAATTCCCTCGGCAACGAAAGATCCAATTACACAAAAGAAAGTACGTGATTTAAATGAAGAAGTACTTGCTGTATGGGATACAAAGGCAGAAGGTTGGCGGTCATTCAGAACTGCGAATGTAGTCAGTTTTGTGTGTGATTAATGACAGGCATTGACTATCAAATATTAATGTGGGTTCTATTACTCATTGCTTCTGGCATTGCGTACATGATAGGTAAGTCTCACTCTGAACGACAGACTAACGAAGTTATTGATACTACAATCACTATCTTAATTGAGAAAGGTTTTCTCATGACAAAGATTGAGGATGGTGAAGAAGTAGTAGTTCGTGTAAACGAACAGTGACATTAATATCACACTCTCTAAAAAAATAAATTTAACTGTGTACAAATCCGTTTAAACGTGATAGAATAATATTATGAAGGAGAAATACTATGGTTAAGATTCGTAAAAAGAGAAAGCCTATGACGCCTGAACAGCGCGCAGCGGCAGGTGAAAGACTAGCAAAGGCTAGAGCTAAAAGGCAAGCAGCTAATCCACCTCAATACAAATACATTCATGAAAGTGTATTAGCAAAAGGTGAAGACGATCCTTTCTACTTTAGAAAAGTACAAGGCTGGATTAAGACTCAGCGTGAAGAATTATCTTCTGCTCGTAAAGATCTTCGTCAAAAAGCAAAAGGTTCAGAAGCACGTGTTGCTAGTCATCAAGCTTATATTCGTAATCTTGAAAGATACTTACGTGATGGTGATTACATTGATGACTACTATGGCGAGTATCAACAGAATAGAATAAAATGGCGTAGCGTAGTTCCAGCTTATGACGCTAACGGTAATGCTAAACGTACTCATGGAGTATTTTACTCAGACATCGGAACAGTTTGGGATGACCTAACGATGGGAGACCTATGACCGAAGATTTTTTATCTAAATCTAAATTTAGCAAGATGATCGAGGAGGCTGTTGTACAGAAAAAGCTATCCTATATGGATGCTATCCTCGACATCTGCGAAAAGAACAACATCGAACCAGAAGACGTTCGAAAGTTTGTGAGCCCTATTATAAAGGGCAAACTTGAGGCTGAGGCAATGTCTCTTAATTTATTGCCTAAAACAAATTCACTGGATGATAGCTTTTTTGAATAAATACTATGTACATTATGAATTATCCAGTGTACAATATTTCAGTAACATTTCAGTAATACGGAGTAACATATGAGTTTTGCAAACTTAAAACGCAATCGCGATCAAATATCAAATCTACTACAGGCTGCAGAAGCAGTAGGTGGTAGCACAGAAAAGAAATCCTATACAGACGAAAGAATGTGGAAACCAACAGTTGATAAAGCTGGCAATGGTTATGCAGTCATTCGTTTCTTACCAGCAGGTGAAGGACAAGATGTACCGTGGGCCAGATATTGGGACCATGGTTTCAAAGGTCCACAAGGCCAATGGTATATTGAGAAGTCATTAACATCTATTGGATTAAACGATCCAGTCGGTGAGATGAACTCACTGTTATGGAACTCAGGTATCGAAGCAGACAAAGATAAAGCACGTACGCAGAAGCGTCGTCTTCATTATGTCTCAAACATTCTTGTTGTATCTGATCCAGGTAATCCTGCCAACGAAGGCAAGATCTTCATGTATCAATACGGTAAGAAAATATTCGATAAGATTATGGATATGATGCAGCCACAATTCCAAGATGAAGAACCGGTAAATCCGTTCGACATGTGGGAAGGTGCTAACTTTAAACTGAAGATTCGTCAGGTTGAAGGTTATCGTAACTATGATAAATCTGAATTTGCATCGCTAAGTGCATTAGCAGATAACGATGAGAAATTAGAATCATTGTATAATCAAATGCACGATCTATCCGAGTGGACTGATCCAAAGAACTACAAGACATACGACGAACTAAAGACTAAGTTGAATAGTATTCTTGGAATGTCTGCACCTCAAACGGTTGCCGCAGCAGTATCTCTAGATGAGGTTGCACGACCTAATGAACCAGCAGCTGTTCTTAATCCTCATATTCCACAGGAACCAAGAGAACCGGTAACTGCTGAGCAGGTATCGGAAGAAGGCGAAGAAGACACTATGAGCTACTTCGCTCGGTTGGCAAACGCTGACTAACCACCACCAAAGAGCGAGCGCATATAGTCTTTACTGTATGGCTCGCTTACATCTCCTGATGGAGATAGGTTAGTAATATTTTGCATAGAAGGGCCAGTAGTTGACGAATTATCTATAATGATTGGCATTTGTTTTGCTTGAGCTTCTGCTGCACGTAAGTCAAGACCACCTGTTTCTTTTACTAGATTCTTAAAATTTTTAGATGCATATGCACTACCTCCGAAAGCCATATTAATATCTCTAGCATTTGTTTGTCTTGTTCCATATCCAAACATACCTTTTTTAGTTATTTCATCTAAAGTAATTATACCATCATTATTTTTATCTAGTATTCTAAGGCTTGCTAATCTATCTTGAGTAAGCTTTTTGTTTTTAGCTACTTTATTCAGCGCTTTCATTCTTTTTAATTCAGCTGATTCTATAGGAGCTTCTTCTTCGTCTTCCATACCAAAAGCTTTTTTTAGAACTTTAGCTATACCAGTGAATACTCCTTTAAAAACTTCTTTTACTTTATCTTTTAATGCTTTAAATTGTTCATTAATAAAACCTTCTTGTGTAAATGCCTTTACTGCAAAGTCAAATATCTTTCTCGGTATATCTAGAATATTCTGTAATGCACCAGTAAGTAAGTCTTCAAAAGAAGCGTCTTTTAAAGTTTTAAATACACCTTTATCATCTACTTCGAATCCAACAAATTCTGCAGCTTTAAATATTAGAGATTTTATAAGATCTGCTGGTGCTCCTAAAAAATTACCTAAAAATTTTCCAATAAAATCTGTACCTTGTTTCATAATATTAGATTCATCTGTCAACATCCATTCATCAAAAGCTGCTTTGAATGATAAGAAGAATCCAAGAGGTTTAAGTATTTTACCAAATACACCTGCTATCTTTCCTAATGAACCACCGCCTAAAGCACCTATTGTCCTAAAGAATGCAAATATAGGTTTACCTACTCCGCTAGCAAACTTAGCAATCCCATTAGATATATTTTTGATAGGATTCATAATTCTACCAAACTGAAACTTAAATCTTGAAAATAAACTTTTCTTTGTTAGTTCAGGGTCTATCTTAGCTGCAGCTCCTAATTTTCCAGTGGTATCTAGGCCAAACGCTTTTAACGTACTAAGCCTAAGCGAATTCATTCTCATACCTATTTTAGTAGTTATAGGTGTCTTTTTAAATCTACCTTTTGCATCTCTTGATAACTCTCCAGCTTCTGTTAAGCCGAATGATAAGAACAATGCATTTCTTATTCCTCTTGCACCATCAAGTATCTTATCGCCCCAACTTGCCCATTTTTTAATACTCTTAATTGGAGTTAATGCCCAACTTCTTAGTCCAGCCGTAGCTGCTGTAATTGCAAGAATACCTCCAGCAAGACCTGCTAAGTTACTCGTCATTGCAGTTATAATAGCCATTGGATTTAAAAAGAAACCCATTCCTAAACCATCTTTTGATAAATTAGCAATAGGTGAAACAAAAGGTACTGCACTACTGCCTTTACCTTTTTTGCCAGCTTCACGTTTACCCTCTAGCCCTTGCCCTTGTCTTTGAAATTTTAATTCTGCAATAAAATCAGTTAAGGCAGTACCTTGAACGTCTAACTTTTTGTTAGTTGCTTTAATTTCTTTGACTACATCTTTGAGGCTCATAGAGCTCCCAGCAGGTCCGGTTCCGGTTGACTTAACCATGTCTATCCCTTTGCGCTTGTTCTTTTTGTTCTTTTATATGTTCCATTAGCATAGACAAATAAACTTCTCTTTCCCATGGTATTAATCCGTCTATCTCACTCAATGAATAATTATGATGCTGCATAAGCTGAAATGTAGAATCATAATATTGTGCTAAATTAGTATGAGATAGACATATTAGAAAAAAGACTGTATACCTCTCAACTCAGTTTTGTTATTGTGGCCACAAGAGCAGGTAAACTCTATATCATGCGCCATAGCTGGTATATGTTCAATCCATTCACGTATAGATTCGAATTGATTTGTATTCATACTTTCTAAAAACTCATCTAACTCTTTAGAATTTTCTTTTTGTAATTCAATAATAGAATCTTCTGTTCTTAAAGACTTTAGACACATTCTAACCATAGCAAATGTTGATTCAGCGGTATTGCCTGATTTTATAATCTCGTCCTCAAATAACTCAACATATGAAGGATGCCTTAGTTCTAGTTCCATACCTGGAGCTAATTCAACAATACTTTTTACATCTTTATTTCTTTTAATACCTATGTCATCAACCGGTATGATTATCTCATTTGTGGCTTCACAGGCTTCACACGGAAGACCTACTTTAGTTGTTTCACCAACTGATTTAGCTCTTATTTTAGTAAACAAATATTCAATATCATAAGTTGTTAATTCTCTAGTGTTTAATTCATCTACTACACATGATGTAATCGTATCTAGTATAGCTTGGAGAATATGGTCTTGATCCTCCGATTCCATAGCCAAAAGTAATACTTTCTCTTCCTTCACTAAAAATGGTCTAAATCTTAGATTTTTATTTGTTGATGGAATTGTAATAGTATACTTTGGCGCATCATTTAGTTTTGGCAGTGCCATTATATAACCTCATTAATTTACAATATTATTAATAGTATTTATTAGTGTCCCTACAGCTCTAGCATTACGCGTACTTGGGTTAACTGCAAAGTGCGAACTTCTCCAATTGTCATATTCAATTCCAACTGTTAATTCTACTACACCTGGTTCATTAGTTAACGCTATCTCTCCTAAAGTTACAGGAAAAGCATTAAGTAATGTACATTCATAAACTACATTTGCTCTCTTAAATATATCAATATCAATACTGATAGGACCAAATCGTAAGTCAGTGTCTAACGCAAATCCTTTTTTAAGTTGTAATATCTGTATATCTCTAGTATATTCAGATTTATAGCCAGGCGTAAAAGTATTTTGATTCACTATTTTATTTTGCCACATTTCAAAATAGTTTTTAATTCCGTAGTCGTTCAAGACTTGAAACTTCATTGTTACTTCTTCAGTAGCAAATCCATATGCTACACGTGTTTGTTTTACACCTATCATCCTATCAGACGAAAGCATTCTACGACTAGGTAAAGTAGTTTGACTACACAATAGGTTTAATTCACGAGAGCTATACGCACCTAAGCTTGGTAAAGTAATTAAATATTGATGTTGTTGTGCAAAACCGCCTTTTGAAGAAGCAAGTGCTTTTAATTCATTAATGCTAGCCATTTTTCATTTTACTCCTTGAATCTCTAAATACTTTACCAGATCCTGCACCTCTCCATTGTGCTGCCGGTAAAAATGTAGCAATTTCCCATTCTGGTTTATCTATGTAAGCAAACTTACTACGCACTTGTGTTGTCAGATATCTGTGAATTGTAGGCTTATAATATTTTGCCGGTAAACCGTTACTACCCATTAATCCATTTAGAGCCTTAGCTCTAAGAGCTGGAGGTAGATAATGTAGATTCATACCATAGAAACCACCTTCGGCAAGTGATGTTATAATTACAAGTGGGAATGCATCAAAGTATGGTAATGTTTGTCTATGCTTTGCATTGTAATAGAACATATACATGTTACCTAATGGATTACGTAACGAAGCCTGCATCTTTACTTGTTCTTGATTAAAGATTGTACCACCAGTTACTTTACCTAACTGACCAGCTTTTTGTTTAAACCATGCAATAGATTCTTTAGTACGAGGTGTTATACCTGCACGAAATGCTGCAATCTCTAAATCTGAAAATAATTCTTTTTGTGCCATGCATCTATTTATACAGGTTTTTTACGTTTATAAGGTTTAAGTGGCTTACTAGATTTTGGCATGATACCCATCTGATCAAGAGTATGCTCTGTCCATATATGAAAAGTATATCCTCGATCTTTTGCAAATCGTTGTGCTGCTTTCCATTTGTTTTGATTCTTTACATAAGTCAGACCTTCGGTAATATACCTCTTTGTCTTCCTGCCCGGGTACTTGGGAGGTACGGTCTGATTTGATGGTTTAATCTCTACTAGAATTGTCTGACCAGATTTAAATGTAATCTTTAGGTCCATGAAGTACCTATGATACTTCTTATCTACTTCATATAAGTATGGTATGACGGTCTCTTCACTAGACCATGACTTTACATCTGCATTCTCATCACACCATTTAAAACAATACTTCTCCCACATCGATCTAAATACAATGTTAGTGAAGTCGCCTTTATACTTTTTAGGATTTTTAGGTTTGAATTTACCAGAGTAAGCCATGAAAATTGTTATAAATAGTGTAAATGTTTATTTATAGGATATACTAATGACTACTAAAGTAAAACTCCAGCAAGGCTATATATATTCTTTTCCTCCTAGTATAGATGAAGGTGGTGATTCTCTTACTGATGAAAAGTATAGAGCTATATTATCCTTTAATCCAGTAAAAGTAAATGCTGTTACGATCGGTAGTTTAATAGGACAGAATACTTTATTAGCTAAAATAATAAATGGTGAACTTAATAATCTAAAAGATGTTGCTAAAGTTTATAACGAAAATTTAAATTCTCAATCTGAAAAGGGTGAGGGACCAACTCAAAGAAGAGAAGAAGAACGAAAAGCAATTAAAACAAGTTTAAAGGCAAAAAGAACTACAGAAAATACTACTATACTTGGTAAAGGTACAGATGATTTAGGAATACCAGATAATAGATATGTTCATTTGTATATGCCTATGAATATTCAACAAAATGAAAGTGTAGTAGCTGGACCAGAACAATTAGGTATTGCAGGCGGTATGGTGTCTGGTACATTAATGGGTAGTCAAGGAAATAAAAGCGTTGTGGATATTGCAAGCTCTGCATTCAGAGGCACATTTGCGGGTATAGGTGAGCTTATGGAAGGTAAAACTGCACCAGAGTTTGGTTCATTAATAGCTAATAGATTAGTAAGTAAACTAAGTACTAATGCCGGTAATGCAACTTCTTTAGCCACAAGAATTGCAATAAATCCTAATACAAGAGCTTTATTTAAACAAGTTAATATTCGTGAATGGAATTTTGTCTTTCAAATGATACCTACTAGCCCTGATGAAACTACAAGAATAGAAAACATAATCGACTTTTTTAGGACTGAACAGTTGCCGACTGAATTAGTTACAGCAAACGGTGTAGGTATGGCGTATAGATTTCCTAATCTTATGCACATTAAAGCCTTGTATAGAGACGAGCGTACAAACCAGTATAAACCTATTCTCACTAGATTCCTACCTGCATATTTACAATCAGTAGATGTAACTTATAATACTACAGCAATGTCATTTTATGAAGGTGGTAAATTTCACGATGCTACAATGAATTTAAAATTTATAGAATACAGACCATTAAACAAAGAAGACATAGATGTTGAAAGAAAATATCTAGGTAAAAAAGATAAGATAGTTCACAGGGCAAAATCATGAGTCATTTTAAACAGTTTCCTAAGGTATTATATAATTTCGGTAATGAAATTACACCAACTTTATTTCAGAAGCTTGGCACATATGTAGATATTATAGATCAAGTTAGAGATGATATCACAATATACTCTGATTATACTATTCTTGATGGAGACAGACCAGATATTTTATCATATAATTTTTATGGAAATGTTCAGTATTACTGGTTAATGTTTTATGTAAATGATCATTTAAGAGAAGAAGGATGGCCATTAACTGCAAATGAAGTACATGAGCAGATGGAAAAATATTATCCACACGAATTTATAAGAACATTTGATAATTGGTTTAAAGGTGATTTTCAAATAGGCAATCGTGCTACTGGTAAAAAGAGTGGAGCATTTGGAGATATTGTGCAAACGCACCCCGACCTTGGCCAAATTATTGTAAGAAATAATACTGGCTTTAAATTTCAAAAAGCTGAAATAGTAGAAGCTGGTTTCGGTTTCTTCAATGCAGATACTATTACAGTGCAGTCTAGCGATAAACAATATAATGCAGTACACCATTACGAAGATGCTAATGGTAATTATGTAGATATAGATCCTTTACAAGATGCTCCAAATAACGTTACGCCTATCACTTTCTCTGATAGATTCATTGAGGAAAATGAGAAACGTAAAAGGATTAGAATAATAAAACCAGAAATAATTAATCAGTTATTTAATGAATTTAATAGAGCACTAAAATAATGTCCGGTACATATTCATCTAGTGAATACAAATTTCAAGACGTAATACTATCTATTCCTGAAAGAGGAATTGAATTAGATATTGGCGCTACGATAATTGAGCTAATATTATATGAGTCTGTGAATACTCCTTATATTACAGGTTCTATGGTATGTGCTGATACAGAATACGTCTTTGAGAGATTAAGATTTGACGGTACTGAACGAGTAACAATTAATATTGCCTCTGAATATGACGAAATTCTAACTAAAAGTTTTTTTATTACTCGCACAATGGGTAAAACTAAAGTAGATGAAAATACATATGCATATAACTATTATATTGCAGAAGATATATTCTTTTTAGATGTTTTAAAATCTATATCACGTGCGTATCTAGGAACACCTGATGAAATAATAAAAAATGTTTTATCAAATGAATTTAAAAGAAACCTATCATTGATAGGCAAAGCGCCATATCAATCAGCGTTTAACTATGTTTCTCCATATATATCTCCATTAGGTATAATAGATACTATACGTCGTAGAGCTTATGATATCAATGGTTATCCGTATTTTGTATATGCTACTTTGAAAGAAGAAGAGATAAGAATGAAAAGCTTATCTGAAATGATAGAAAATGAACCTGTGAATAAAACAAGTTTTGTATTTAGTAATGCTCAGAATCATAAAAATAATCCAATACAGCAATTGATTAATGTAGAATCATTTGAAGAAGATAATACAAATGATACATTAGAATTATTAATTAAAGGCGCTGTACAAAATCAGTATAATGTTTTGAATCTCAGTACTAATAAAAGAAATAAACAAAATAGATTTAATATTACAGAAACTTTAGATGCTGGTCCTAGTAAGTCAATATTCAATAAAGATTTTACAATAGAAGATAAAACTTTAAATGATTTTGATCCCAATGTCGTATATAAATTAGTAAATCATACAACAATGGATGAATTAGGATACCACGATGAAAGAGATATCGAACAGCATTTAAATAAAGTAAAATCTACTTCACTTGTAGCTGCATTAAGTAAAAAGAAAATAACTATCGGTACTACTGGTGTATTCAATTTTCATGAAAATACTGTGTTTATAGGAGAGCAAATTAATATAATGCTACCTCAATTTGAGTCAGAGACTAAAGATACTGTTACAAGTGGTTCTTATGTAGTTTTAGAAACTAAACACGTATTTACTGAAAATAAATATAATATGTATATGACATGCAGTCGATTAACACAATCTTCTGATAAAACTACTACAGTTGGACCTAGCGAATGATAAATTTTTACGGCGATAATATGCGATGGTTTATAGGTATTGTAGTAAGTAATGCAGACCCGTTACATGTAGGAAGATGCAGAGTGCGCATATATGGTGCACATAGTGACAATGTAAATGAAGTACCTGAGGCATCATTGCCTTGGGCTTCGTGTCTAGTGCCTACTACAGAAGATGGAGTAAGCGGATTAGGTCGAAGTCCTAATGTAAAACCAGGTGCAATGGTATTTGGGTTTTTTATGGATGGTAATGTATCTCAGCAACCAGTAATTATGGGTTCAATACCTAGAATTGAAGTACTAGATGATGATAAGATAAGTTCTCAAGACGCACCGGCAATTGATGAAATAGAAATACCTGCTGAAAGGAATTTAATTGATGTTCCACCAAGAGGTACGACAGCATCATTAGAATCTTTGGTCGGCAGTAATAATACAGAGAAAGCATTCAACTTTTTAGTTGGCAATGGTTATTCTAAAGAACAAGCAGCTGGTGTATTAGGTAACTTTATTGTAGAATCACGTATGGATCCAACTGCAGTTTCAGAAGTACCAGGTGAAGAATCATTTGGTATTGCACAATGGAATCCTGCAGCTGGTAGAAAGCAAAGACTAGAATCATATGCATCAGATAGAAACTTAGATTTTCGAACATTAGAAACACAATTACAATTCTTTCATTATGAGTTTAAGACTGAAGGGTCATATTACGGTTATAATAAATTTAAAGCGATGGGTAGTGTTGTAAATGCAACTATTCATATATGCGACAAATACGAAAAACCTGGCACAAGACATTTACTTAGACGAATCAAAGCTGCAGAAAGAGTATTGGAGACTTATGGATGAGTGTAGATATTCGAGAAATAAACCTCACACTTTTAACTGCATTTAAAAACTCTAACTTTCTTATAGTTGGAGAGAAAGCACTCCAAGCCGCTAATGCAAGCAAGCTGCAAGCTGAATCTCTTTTAGAGAGCGATCAGACTATTAGTGGTATTAAGAGCATATCAAATATTAACGTTGCGCCATCTATTGCAAAACTAGATACAGTATTACCAGCAACTAGTGTAAATGATTCAGATGATTCTGATATTAATCTTATTACTGGTACAAGATCAGTAGCAGGTCGATTGAATACTGTTATCGGATCAGGTTCACCACAAGCTGTCGGTCAGTCACTTGCCACAGTAACTAACACAAGTGCAAGCACATATAGAAACGAACTTAATACAATTGCAGTAGAAGATGCTAAGCCATCAGTAAATGATATCGATAATATAATAAACAATGGAACTGATCAGCATGTAGGTTTTTCTAGTTCTATATCATCTTTTAACAATTCATTTAATAATATTATAGGTACGCCTACTAATTCACTTCTTGCTAATTGTATTCTAAATATACAGAAAGGTATATTTCCTATAATAGACAAAGTAGCACCTACTATATCTAAGTCAGATAAAGATGAGGCGGTAAGATTATTATTAGCTGACAGAAAAAGAGAAGCGGCTCAATTATTAGAAAAAAATTCTAAAACACTTAATGCTGCAGCAATACAAGAAAGTATTGAAAAGGTAGATATTAGTCAAAAAAATATATTAAATGAAGCTGATAGCAGAGCAGTAGGTGAAAAAACTGTACAAGACTATGACTTAACAAATCAAGAAAAGTCTTGGGAAGGCCGTAATACACCAATTAGGGGTGGAACTCCGATTGTAGAGAACGCACCTAATGTATCTATTGCTTCAGCTGCACCTAGCGTTATTGTATTGACGCCAGCGCCAGTAAATAAGCCTACAAGAAACAATGCATACACATTTGATATAGTTGGATCTAAAGAAGAACTAATAACAGAATTTAGAGATTCACCACGTGATATCACAGAGTTTGTTACTCATTGGACCGCTACATTTACAAATCAAAATATTGGTGCTGAAGATGTTCATGCATGGCATTTAGATAGAAATTTTAGTGGATGTGGATATCATTATATAATACTAAGAGATGGTAGGTTACAAAGAGGTCGGCCACTGAATGTACAAGGTGCACATGCAAAAAAATTTGGCCATAATTTATATTCGATAGGATTAGCATTTGCAGGTGGTTTTAACTGTCCATCAGATACACCTAATCCAGAAAAATTTACATCATCAGAAAGCTTTACTGAAGAGCAGTGGAATACATATGCAATGTTTGTTGAGTCGTTCTATATTATATGGCCAGGTGGTCAGGCATGGGGGCATAGCGATACAGATCCAGGTAAGATAGATCCAGGTTTTGATGTACAACAATACGTATATAATAAATTTAATAAAGAAAACATTTATACCGATGGTAAACAATTAGCATCAGCATTAACATCAGTGCAATTAGAAGCTGCGAGATATAGAGTGACATGAGTACAGAAAACGACGACTATCAGGACCGGATACTAAGATTAGGTAAAGGATTTACTGATACACAAGGTATTAACACTAATGCTTTCTCAGATCCTGCTGGTCAATATCCTCGTACAAAAAATCATAATCAGTCATCTATAAACGAAGCTGCACGTGGTGGAGGTGGTAAACAACTATCTGTCGGTGGTTCTGTAAAGAATGTAGATCTTGAAGTAGAACCTGCAGCATCGACGCAATATGGTATGGCTGACATTCGAGAGACAGCATCAGGTCACGTCATAGAGTTAAATGATACACCGGGTGGTGAAAGAATATTATTTAGACATAAAACAGGTGCTGGCATCGAGGTTAGGCCAGATGGCACAGTACTTGTTGTATCTACAAAGAATAAAGTAGAAGTGTGCCATGGTAGTAATGAAGTCATTGTAGAAGGTGAAGCACACCTGACATATAAGGGAAATTTAACTCTTAATGTAACAGGTGATTATAACGTTAATTGTAGAGATTATAATGTACATGCACGTGGTAGTAAGTCCGAACAGATTGATAATAATTCTAAGACGTCTGTATTTGGAAATTCTGGTAATACTATTTCAGGTTCATTTATACAGAGCGTTGCAGGTAATACTACGAACCTTACTTTAGGTACACAAACTCTCGTTACGAAAGGTAGTTTAGTAGTAGCGACTGAAGGATCTGCTGAAATTGTATCTAGTGGTAATATGATACAAACATCTGAAACACAATTTAATATATCATCACCTGATGTTAATATTGCGGCAACTGACATTGCTGTATTTGGTAATACAGGTACAATTGGTGGAGGTACTACAGTACATTATGGTGCAGACTTCCACGGTAATCTAAAAGGTAATGCAGACTATGCGGCACGAGCTGGTGTTCATGCCGGTGGCGTAGGACTTAAAATATTTGATTCAGTTGGTAGTTTATTAACTGAAGTAGGTGGTGGAGATTCTGCAAACGCAGCAACCATAGACCATACTGCAACTGCTAATCCTACTCTTGGAATGACTAATTCATATTTGACTGTATCGGATCGTGGTATACGTAAAGTTAAAATCGATATCGATGACTATCTTAAGAATCAGCTTCTATTACGTAAATACACGACAGAAGAAGTTCGTGCTAAGATGAGAGAGAAAACAAATAGAGACTTCGGAGAGTTTACGGCGTATCAAGTTGCATCTGGTGTATTAAACTCTAATTATGTTAATGCAGTGCCAGAAAAATTTGGTAAAGTATCTGTAACTAGTACAGCACAATCGCAGAGAGGTTTAAATCAAATAGGACAAGTACGTGGTGTATCGCAAGTACAAAAATTTAAAACTGATCAAAGAAAAATTAAATTTAATATTGTGCCTGAATTAAAATTTAAAAATGCAATTATTGATCCTTTTAATGTAAACACTAATACAATTATCAATCATGATTTTTCAATAGGTAAATTTATAGGTATAAATGACCACGGTAAATTTAATACTTTAAGTAATGATGTTAAACAGCAAATAGCTAAGAATTATTTTATTATGTCTGAATTAATGAAGACAGTATCTAATAGTAATCACACCCCAACTGACTTTGAAAGTTATTCATTAGAGGTTGTAGAAGGTTACTATGCGCCAGAGACTTATGGCGTTGGAGCACCGGGTAAATTACAAGAAGAAAAGCTCACAGCAGATAGTATTTTAGATTTAAGAAATAAAGGTAGAGCTATAGTATTCGAGCTAAGAAATCAAAAAGGTCAAATAGACTTAGAAAAAACATTCGACTTAGCATTAGCATGGGTAGAAGTAGGTTATTTCGATAATCTTATATTGGATTATGATTCGTATGACCCATCAGGTGAACTAAATGCACAAATAATTATTGCTATACCTGAGATAACAAATTTTACTAATATAAAATTCGAACGACAAGTTCAGACATTATACAATAATAATGTGCAATCAAACGATGCATTAGTTGAAGTTTTCTTGGCTAAAGATGCATTTTAAAGTTATAAATAGATGAAAAAGGTTTAACATGTCAAGAGTATTATCTATAGAAGACGGCAATCTATCTAGTTCGATTATTACGAGCAGGGATAAGCTATATTCGGATATAGATCTATTATTCGAAAGAAGGCCTAGTGGTGACATATACAAAAAAACAGATGCTGATGCTGTTAAACAATCTGTAAAAAATATAGTTTCTACTAATAGATATGAAAAGCCATTTGAAATATTCTATGGCGCTAATATTACAGGTATGCTATTTGAATTAGCAGATGCTGGTATGGGTACTCATATTGAAGACCAAATACAAAGCGCAATAGAACAATATGAACCAAGAGCAAAAATATTAAACATAGATGTAAATAGTAATCCTGACCGCAATTCATTGCAGGTAACATTATTATTTAGAATTAAGTCAAATGAACAAGAAGTAGAATTAGAAACTACTGTGTCGAGGTTAAGGTAATGGTAACAACAATAAGTTCAACAGATCTAGATTTTACAAATATTAAAAATAGTTTAAAAACTTCTTTACAAAATAATCCAGATTTTAATGATTATAACTTCGAAGGTTCAGGCCTTTCAGCTCTACTTGATGTGTTGGCATATAATACACATTTCAATGCACTTACTGCAAATATGGCATTGAATGAATCTTATCTTACAACTGCTCAATTAAGATCATCTGTCGTATCACTTGCCGAAGCTATTGGTTACATGCCTGCCTCAAAGGCTGCTTCAACGGCTACAATAAATTTATCAGTTAACACAGGTAATCTTGCAGGTAGACCAACATTTCTATCACTACCAAGAGGAACAAAGTTTACTACTACATTTGATAACATATCGTATACATTTGAAACAATAGGTACTGTTACAGCAGAAGATAATGGTACTGGATTATATATTTTCAAAGATGATAAAATTAGTGAAGCTATTACAATAAAAGAAGGCACTAATATCACAAAGACTTTTCTGGTTAGTGAAAACTCAGTTGATTCAGTATATGTAATACCAGATAAAAATATCGATACTACAACAGCATTTGTTAGTGTGTATAATGACTTATCTACTACAACATTTTCTACATTCACAGATTTAAAAGAAGCTGATACGATTGACGATCAATCTAAAGTTTATATTTTAAGAGAAACTCCGAATGGATTCTATGAATTATCTTTCGGTGATGGCTTTACATTAGGTAAAGCACCTGAAGCTGGTAATAAAATAGTTGTAGAATATCTTTCTACAACTGGCCCAGATGCAAATGGAGCTACAGTATTTACACCAGTTAATCAAATTAGTGTGCCTAATGCTGCAGGAAATACATCATTTAATTTATCTTTAACTACAGTAACTAAAGCTGTGTCTGGTTCTGTTGTAGAATCAGTTGCTTCTATACGTAAGAATGCACCATTCTCATATGCATCACAAAATAGAATGGTTACAGCATCTGACTACGCCACATTAGTTAAAAGAAACTTTGGCTATCTAATTAAAGATATACAAGCATACGGTGGTGAAGATGCAGTACGTAAGGAATACGGGTGTGTCTTCTTATCAATAGTATTTAAAGACGATGTAACACAGGCAACAATAGATAAAACAAAAGGCGATATCATTGCATTAGGTAAGCAGCTACAGGTTATTACATTTGATATTAAGTTTGAAGATCCTGATATTACATTCCTTGAAACTTCAGTCTTTTTTCAGTTCAACCCTAAGTTTACATCATCATCTGTACAAGAGATTCAAGATAGAGTTGAAACTGCAACTATAAATTATTTTAGTAATGGCACTGGTTTATTTGATCAGTCATATAGGCGGTCTAACTTATTATCTTTAGTTGATGACGTCGATCCTTCAGTATTATCTTCACGTGCAAATTTAAAAGTACAAAAGAGATATGTACCATTTTTAGGGACTAATGAATCAGCTGATCTTAGATATGCATCGCCAATTTCTGAACCTAATAATGAATCACATACAATAACTTCTACAGCTTTCTTTTCTAATGGTAAAAAAGTAACTATTAAAAATAAGTTAAATAGTACTAAATTACAACTAGTTGCTATTGACAATGATACGGTATTCATTGATAATATAGGTGAATATGCACCATCTACTGGTATTATTAAAATAACAGGTTTGATAGTAGATAGTATAATAGGTGGTAATAATTTTATTAAGATATCTGCAGTAGCAGCAAACGAATCCTTTTCTTCGCCAGGTCAAAATCAAATTGTAGTATTCGATGATGGTCCATCATTTGTACAAGCAACAGTAGTTACAACGAGCTAATATGTCATTAGATAAAACATTACGCGATATTAATCGACGAGCTATATCGGTACAAAACAAAAAACATGTATCGAATGTTCTACCTGAATTTTTTCAGACTGAATATCCTAAGTTCGCAAAATTTTTAAATGCATATTATGATTATGCTGATAGTGATGTATCACCAACACATTTAATAGATGAATTATTTTTAAATCGTGATATTACACAGGTTGATATAGATCTATTATCATTTATAGAAGATGAATTATTATTAGGTCAACAGTTCTTTGAAGGTTTTAAAAATAAAAGAGAAGCTGCTGACTATTCAAGTACTCTATATAAATCAAAAGGTACTAAGTATAGTATAGAACAATTCTTTAGAGTATTCTTTAATTCATTCGTAGATGTAAAATATACGAAAGAAAATGTTTTTATTGTTGGTAGTGTGCATGATTTAAAGAAAGAGAAAGAAAACCATAACGCAGGTATATCACCATACGCACCAGAGATTATAGTATCAGCATCACGTATCGGACCGGATGATCAAAGATATATAACTGATGATAAACTATATCAAAAATACGCGCTTCTTATTAAATCTACATTACCTATAGACACTTGGAGAGACATATATAAGTTATTTGTACATCCGGCAGGTATGTATGTTGCTGGTGAAGTTCAGATTGTTAGTATTGCAGAACCAGATTATTTGATTATGCCTCCTGGCATTGCAGATTCTGCAGGTCCACAATTTACAGGTGTGGCAGATGTAGCTATATTCGAATTTAATTCTACTAATCAGGTTGTACAACAAATTCTACCTGCTCAACAAACGTTTACACTTGCTCCTATACAGTTAGGTCAGATGCAAGGTGGAAATTTAACATTAGCAGATTTTGATACACAATTTGATACCTTAGCTATAGGTAATAATGCAGGATCTCAAACATTCGATGCAGATAGTGTTACAGGAGACTCAGCATTTCCTAAATTATCAAGTAATAACCAATTACTTCTTAATTTTAGTAACGACTTCTTCTAAAACTATTATAAATAGTGATAACTTTTAAAGAGAGAGAAAATGGCTAGACAAAATATTAATACCGGAGCAAGTGCCAACGACGGCACAGGTGATTCCTTACGTAATGCCGGTAATAAAATAAATCAAAACTTTCAAGAGATATATCAATTTCTTGGTGAAAGCGACCAAGTATCTCCTTATTTATTCCTGGACTCTGATGGTATTCACTTTA